TTGGTTAACGCCAGCTCAGGCTAAAGGACATGAGGCAAGGCTGAAGTCATTCAACACTAGCAATCACCCTTTCATGTTATATAACCCTGATAGCAGTGCACCAGGGATGCCAATGCGAGGAGGTGCACCCGCCGTACAATCTGCACTAATCCAACAAGAGCAACAGGCAGCTATTGATATTTACTCAACCACAGGAGTTGAGCCTGCATCATTGGGTAATAGTCCAGAGCTGAAGTCTGGCAAGGCAATTATTGCACAGCAGAAGATGGGCGACCGTGGGTCATTCATCTATACCGACAACCTAAACAAGTCTATCGAATACACTGGGGAGATATTAGTTGACCTTATCCCTAAGATTTACGATACCGAACGAGTTGTGCGAATCCTTAACATTGACGGAACAAGCGAGCAGATCACACTAAATGAAGGTATAAGCGAAACAACCCTATCCAAGTTTAATCAGACTGTTACTGATGAACAGACAGGCGAGAAGGAAATCGTCAACGACCTATCACGAGGCAAATATGATGTAGTTGTTGATACAGGCCCGGCGTTCGCAACTCAACGCATGGAGTCAGTGCAGCAGCTTCTTGACCTTGCAGATGTTAGTCCGATGTTCGCAGAGCTGGCTACCGACCTGATAGCCAAAAACTTAGATATTCTGGAAGCTGACGAACTAACCAGCCGCGTTAGAGCAAGAATGATTGATCAAGGTATTGCCAAACCTACCGAAGAAGAAGTTAAAGAGCTTGGTTTAGATCAGCCGCAACAGCCAGACCCTAGCAATGAGGCATTAATCGAGAACATACAGATGCAAAGCCTAGACCTGCAATCTAAGATCGAGGAAAGGGACGCTAAGATAGCCAAACTAATGGCCGATACTAACACCCAGCAGATTGATGCCATGCAGAAGATGCTGGACAACTTCGCCAAACAGCAAGAGGTAGGCATTCCACTATCACAGCAAGACCACAATATGCGAATCAAACAACAGGATATTATCGAGGAGTCCCAACAGGAGATAGACCAAGGGCCAAACAGTGAGCAAGCGGCTGATATAATTGCCCAGGCTCAACAACAGCCGCAGCAGTAATTAACAAGGGGCTTCACAGCTCCTTTTAATTAGACTACTATTAGATTTAATCTAATAAGGGGAAAGTAATGACTGACGAAATAAAATTAGGCGACAAGATAACCATTGAAGGCATGAACATAGCACCAGATGGTAAAATGTATTTCAATAAGACAAAGAAGCTCAGACGCAAGCCGATGCCAGTATTAACGGTTGTAAAGGTTTTAAGTGGCGAGCCAGAGTTAAAGGGATTGTTTAATGAAGACCTTTAGCCTATCCGAAATCAGCACAACCAAACGAACAGAGATACTAACCGAGGCCAGGGAGAACGGCGCAATACTGCAAAAGAAGAACACTAATGGCGAAGTGCTGGAGGAGTTTTTGATTATTGCAAACAAGCCGCTCGTTAATTCTGGCCACTCAATACAGATGGTCAGAGACATGACCGAAGCATAGAAACCACTAAGCCCTACCAGTTAGGGCTTTTTAATGCCTACATACATTACCCGCGTGAATACCACTTACTTGATTCATTCACAAGATGAATATATAATTATTTTCCAATAGGTACGCGACCTTTATCGCGGCTAACTACTCAGTAATGAGGCTACACAAAATGACAGACGCTGCACTAGTAGACGATAATATGCCACCACTTGACCCTGCACCGGAGCAGGAGATAGTAACGGATGAATTGAATACAACTGAGGAATCAGCACCTCAAACGGTTGAAACTCCAACAGAACCTACGGGCGCTGAAAAGAGAATCAACAAGATAACGGGCGAAAAGTACGCACAACAAAGACGAGCTGATGCTTTACAAACAGAACTCGACACGTTGAAAGCGGCTCAGACCGTAACGCCTGAAGTCAAAGCGCCAACCTTGGAAGACTTTGATTATGATGAAAGCAAGTTTCAATCAGCTTCTATCGAATATCAGGTTAGCCAAGCAGTAACGCAAAAAGCCACAGCTATTCAGCAGCAGGAAATCGCAGCTAAACAGCAGGCAGTACAACAAGAGGTTGCCAATTCATTTAATGAGCAGGTAGCCGCTAAGACTGCTATCAATGCAGACTATCAAGAAGTGGTTGGCCAGTTACCTCAGTTTAATGCTGATACACTAGGCGCAATTATGGGAGCTGATAACGGGGCCGAACTTGCTTATGCATTAGGTCAACGATTGGATTTAGCCCATGAGATTGCAAACGCTTCACCGATGGCCGCAGCAATGAAACTAGGCGAGCTTAAAGCTCAACTAAAAGCAGCACCACAAATTAAAACCAGTGCAGCACCTGCACCAATTGAGAGTCTTTCCAGTGGCGGCGCTATATCGAAGGATATTGGCGAAATGTCCATGGAAGATATCTACAATTCGTAGGTTCAATTATTTACTAAGGATTTAGAATGGCTAACAATTTTAAGAATACCAGTCTTGTAACAAAGATTGCGGTTAAGGAGTTTTTAAACTCTTTGGTCATGGGTCAGATGGTTGACCGTCAATTGGACTCCCAGTTCCAAAAAGTGGGTGCTTCTATTCAAGTGCGCCGTCCGGTGATGTTTGAAGCTTCATCTGGTGCGACCCTTGGTTCTGCTACTGATGTTGAAGAACGTGCAGCTACCGTTACTCTTGATCAACGCCAGAAAGTACACTTTGAGATCACTTCTCAGGACATGACTTTGAGTGTTGAAGACATGACCGAGCGTTTCATTCGTCCAGCGATGGAAGAACTAGCGCAAAAGGTTGAGACTGATTTGGGCGGCGTTTATACCACTATCGGCAACTTCACTGGCACTCCAGGTGTTACCCCTACCACCTTCTTAACTGTTGCTAGTACTGGTGCAGTATTAAGCAAGCTTGGCGTTCCAATGAGCGACCGTAGCTTGTTTGTTAATGCTGATGCGGCTGTTGCCTTGGCTGATGGCCTTAAATCTGTATTCCCTGAGTCTATCGCTCGTAAAGCAATCGAAGAAGCTTCCGTAGGCCGTTATGGTCGTTTCAATATCTTTGAATCTAACTCGCTGGCCACTCATACCGTGGGTGTTGCTTCTGGTACTCCACTGGTTAACGGTGCTGCTCAGAATGTAACCTATGCTGCTTCTGGTGATGCTTGGACTCAGAGCTTGATCACTGATGGCTGGACCAACGATACTGCTGGCATTCTTGAAGCTGGCGATGTAATTACGATTGCAGGCGTTAATTCTGTTAACCGCCGTACTCGTGTTTCTACTGGCGACCTTCAAACCTTTACTGTTGTTTCAACTGTTGCCGCTGGCTCTACTACTGGTCCAGCTACTTTGACAATCAGCCCGCCAATGATTATTTCTGGTCCTTACCAGACTGTGACCGCTGCACCTGCTGATGATGCTGTCATTACTGTTAAGACTGGTACTGGTGGTGTTAGTTATCCTCAGAACATTGGTTTCCACAAGAACGCCATTACCCTGGCAATGGCTCCTCTTGATCTACCTGTTGACGGTGCAACTGCTGCCCGTGAAAGCTTCAAAGGTATTTCAATCCGTGCGGTACGTCAGTACGATGTGACCAGTGATAAAACTGTATTCCGTTTCGATATTCTTTATGGTATCAAGGCACAGAATCCAGACTTCGCGGTTCGTTTAACTGGCTAGTTTAAATCAGTTATACTTAAGGGGCTTCGGCCCCTTTTTTATTGCATAGGAGTAATTGGAATGGATAATTTTAAGCGTTGGGTTTACCACAAGACCAAGAACCCTAAAGTAATTAACAACTCAGAATTTGAGCGTATGGAGGCTGAAGGGTGGAAAGACTCGCCAGCCGAATTCATGGACTTGACCCTAGTAGGTTTAGACCTTGCCAAGATTGCAGCAGGTGATGAGCAAGAGATTGCCAAAGCACAACAGGCTAAGGATGCAGTCGAAGGCGTCAAGGATTCGCTTAACGACCAATTGAACCTAAGCAAGATGAACAAGCAGGAAGTGAAAGACCATGCAGCAAAGCATTTAGGTCTAACCTTGGACAATAAGAAAACAAAGAATACAATGGTCAAAGAAATCAAAGCAGCGCAGGAATAATTATGGCAACGGCTGAAAGTTTTATTATCAGGGCTTTCTCTAAAGCCGGAATCAAAACGGCTGAGACAAGCCTGGAAGCTTCTGAAATCCAAGACGGTTTAGATCAGCTTAACGATATGTTGTCATCGTGGGAGTTCTCAGGTATCCGCTTAGGGTTTGAGCCTGTAGCTGATAAAGATGATGAACTCAGAGTACCTAGGTTCGCCCATGCAGCCATTAAATCTAATTTGGCTGTAGTCATTGGCCCTGAGTATTCAAAGCCACCTAGCCCAGTTCTATTGGCTGAATCTGATTTGACTAAAAACGAACTATTGACCGCTATTATTAACATCGGACCTGTTGCCTTCCCTTCTACCTTGCCATTAGGTTCTGGTAATGAGTGCAGCGACTTCATAACAGATAGACGATTCTTTCCTGAGAACGAACAGGAACACTTTTAAATGGCCAGACAAGCACTTGAGATTGCTAACGGGTTTTACACTAGCGACTCCCTACCCCTATCAGCTCAACGCTGTATTAATTGGATTCCTGTTATACCTCAAGCAGCGGCATTGAATAATCGTGCATTGTTTGATGTTCCAGGCTTAACGCTATTTTCTACAGCTTCAGGCGTCAACCGTGGCGCTCAGGAAATGAAAGAGGTTCCATACTTTGTTAATGGCAATACTTTATATTCTGTCGATTCTTCGGGCGTATCTACAGCAAGAGGAACAATAAAGGGCACTGGTCGTGTATCACTAGCTAACAACGGTCAATTCCTTGTGGTAGTGGTCCCAGGCGGCAAAGGTTACGCATACAACAATGTTGACAATACATTGGGTGAGATTACCGACACAGCTTATAGACCGTCCGATACAGTAGTTTTTAAAGATGGATTGTTTGTATTCTCAGAAACTGCGGGCAATGTATTTTTCCACTCAGAACTAAACAACCCTTTTTTATATGATGGCCTTGCAGTGGGTGCGGCTAACGTAGACCCCGATAAAATAGTTGCAGTACATGTTAACCATAACGAACTGTTTGTTTGTGGCGCTGAGACAATCGAGCTATTCCAAAATATTGGCGGTGCTGGCTTTGCATTCCAACGTATAGAAGGCGCTAACATCCAGAAGGGTATTCATGCAGCCCAAAGCCTTGTTGATTTTGATAACACTTTCATATTCATAGGTGGCGGTCTTAACGAACGATCTGCTATTTGGAAGGTAACAGGTTCATCTTCAGCGGTTAATAGTTCGTTTTTAGTCAAATCAGATTCAGCCAATAGAACTGGGCTAGGTGGCTTTGAATACTCAGGGCCAATGACTA